TGAATTTGACTGCCAGGCCGCAAGGCAGCCGAGTTCTCGGGGCATGGCTGTCTGAGCGCGAAGGCGCTGCGGAACGCGCTGGCATTGTGGCGCTGGGCGAAAACAGCGCTAGCAGCGCCACACTCAGCGAATTGACGGCCATGCTGGGCGCATCGTCCATCTCCGCGTCTGGCGCGTCCGTCACGGCGGATTCGGCCATGAAGGTGTCCGCCGTTTATGGATGCGTGTCGCTGATAGCCGGGGCCATTGCAACGCTGCCTTTGGGCGTGTTCGAGCGCACGGCAGAGGGCCGGGACAAGGCGGACCATCCCTATTGGTGGCTGTTCAACGAGCAGGCCAGCGAAGGTTGGACGAGTTCTGCCGCCATTGAATACATCATCAGCTCCAAGCTGTTCTACGGCGACGGCTTCGGGCGCCTGATCCGCGCCAAAGGCGGCAGGGTGCTGGGGTGGGAGCCGCTGCACCCGCTGTCTGTGTACCCCTTCCGCCACGATGGGAAAATCCTGTACCGCGTCACGAAAAGCGGCGAGGCGCCCTACACGCTCGACAGCTCGGACGTGCTGCACCTGCCCAGCCTGGGTTTTGACGGCCTGACCAGCCCCAGCCCCATCACCTACGCCGCGCGCGAAGCCATCGGCACTGCCATCTCGGCGCAGCAATTCAGCGGGCAGTTCTTTGCGGGCGGCGCAAATTTTGACTACGCCCTGAAAACAGCCACGAAGCTGACGGCAGAGCAGTTGACGCAGTTGACAGCATCGCTGCGCACGCGCGCACAAAACGGCCCGCGCGGCCCGCTGATCCTGTCCGGTGGATTGGAGCCTGCCCAGCTCTCCGTCAACAGCAAGGACGCCGAGATTCTCGCTACCCGGCTGTTCACCGTAGAGGAAATCTGCCGCGTTTTCGGCGTCCCCCCACACATGGTGGGCCACACCGACAAGACCACAAGCTGGGGCAGCGGCATCGAATCGCAGGGTATCGGCTTTGTCCGCTACACCCTGCAACGGCACCTCACGCCCATGGCGCAGGAGGTGAACCGCAAGCTGTGGCCGGTGCGTGAGCGCTACTTTGTGGAGCACATCACTGCGGCCCTGGAGCGCGGCGACCTGAAGGGCCGGTATGAGGCCTATCGCATCGCCATGGGCCGGGCTGGTGAAATGCCCTTCATGGACGCCAACGAGGTGCGCAGGCTCGAAAACATGCCGCCGCACGAAGACTTGCAAATGAACCCCGGCAAAGCCGACGGGAAGGACACCAATGAAAAGCCGACTGAATAAGCTGTATTCGGACAACCGCCGGGCCAGCGCGCGCCGGTTTGAGGTGGTTGCGAAGGACGATGCAAACGAGGTGGACATCTTCCTGTATGACCAGATCGTCTCCAGCGAAGAAGAGGCCGAATGGTGGGGCGGCATTGCCCCTGAATCGTTCGTCAAGGCCGTGTACGCGGTGGACAAGCAAGCCACCATCAATCTGCGCGTCAACAGCCCCGGCGGCTCTGTCTTTGCCGCTCGCGCCATGGAACAAGCCCTGCGCGCCCACAAAGGCCGGGTGGTGGTGCACATCGATGGCCTTGCCGCCAGCGCCGCGACATTCATCGCCATGGCGGGCGATGAAGTCATCATGTCCAAGGGCGCCATGTTCATGATCCACAAGGCATGGACGGGCATGTGGGGCAACGCGGAAGACCTGCGCAAGGAAGCCGAATTGCTGGACAAGATCGATGGCACCTTGGCAGACACCTACGCCGAAAAGACCGGAAAGGATGTTGCGGCAATCAGCGAATGGATGGCCGCTGAAACCTGGTTCACGGCGCAAGAGGCCCTTGATGCGGGTTTCGCCACATCCATTGCCGAGGCAGAGGCCAAGGCCGGTGCGTGGAACCTGTCCGCTTACGCCAACGCGCCCCAGCTTGACCGCGCACCAGCACCGACGCCGGAACCCACGCCAGAGCCTGAAGAGGCCGTGGCAAGCGAAAACCACCGCAAACGCCAGGCCCAGCGCCTGCGCGTCTTGTCGCTACTGAATCAATAACGCGCACCGCGCACCAAACAACAGAACCGGCCTAGAGCCGGTTTTTTTGTGCCCCGCAAAGGGCTTCACAGCACCCCGCACGGCAAAAGCCCTGCGGGTTTTTTATGCCCCTTGCGGGCGAAGCAACCAAAGAAAGGCCACACCATGGCATCGAAACTCGCGCAACTGCGCGCCCAGCGTGACGCAAAGGCTAAGGCCGCCCACGACCTCAACGCCAAGACCCCCTCTGACCAGCGCATGAATTCATCCGATGCCTCTGCATTGGACGCCCTGCTGGCAGAAGTCGAAGCCATCGATGGCGAAATCGCCCGCGAAAACCGCATCAACCAAGTTGCGGGTGACGCGCAATCCGAGCACGAAGCCGCCATGAACGCAGCCACCCGCAACGGCGGTGCGTCCGACGAAGCCTCTGCCCTGCGCGCCATGCTCTCGGGCGGCCTGTCTGCCCTGACGCAAGAGCAGCGCAACGCCATGTTTGCGCGCCAGAACCCAGACATTCGCGCGGCCATGTCCACCACTACCGGCTCTGAGGGTGGATTCACCGTTGCAACGGAATTCAGCCGTCAACTGATCGAAGCCCTCAAGGCCGCAGGCAGCGTGCGCAGCGTGGCAAGCAACATCCGCACCTCGACCGGCGCGCAAATGCTGTTCCCCACCACCGACGCAACGGCGGAAGAGGGTGAAATCGTCGGCCAGAATACTGCCGTCACGGGACTGGAAACCACCTTCGGGCAGGCATCGCTGGATGTCTACAAGTACAGCTCCAAGAGCATCGCCCTGCCATTCGAGCTGCTGCAAGACAGCATGTTTGACATCGAGGCCTACATCCAAAACCTGCTGCGCCTGCGCCTTGGCCGCATCCAAGACCGCCACCACGTTTTGGGCACCGGCACCGGCCAGCCGAAGGGCGTTGTCGCAGCTTCGACCGCTGGCAAGGTTGGCACTACCGGCCAAACCACCTCCGTCATCTATGACGACCTGGTGGACCTGGAGCACTCGGTAGACCCCGCCTACCGCGCAGCCGCGCGCTACATGATGAACGACGCCACGCTGAAGGCGCTGCGCAAGATCAAGGACACCCAAGGCCGCCCCATCTTTGTGCCAGGCTACGAAACCGGCAACCCCGGCGGGGCGCCTGACCGCCTGCTGGGCCGCGAAATCGTCATCAATCAGTACATGCCAGTCATGGCCGCTAACGCGAAGTCCATCCTGTTCGGTGACTTCGGCAAGTACCTGATCCGAGACGTGATGGACGTCACCTTGTTCCGTATGACCGATTCGGCTTTCACGCTCAAGGGCCAGGTCGGCTTTGTGGCGTTCTGCCGCTCCGGCGCAAACATGGTGGACAACGGCGCAGCCATCCGCTCCTACGCCAACTCCGCCACCTAAGCAGTCCCACGCAAAAGCCGCCCGGTTCTCCTGGCGGCTTTTTCATTGCGATTCGACAAGGAACACCCATGGCAACCAAAAAACAAGCCCAGGCCACGAAAGTGCGCGTGCTGGTCGAAGGCCACTATGGCCAGCCCGACGACGTGATCGAGCTGGACGGCGAAGCGCTGGCCGTGGCCGTCGCATCCGGCCAGGTGGACGCAGACCCCGCAGCAGTAGCCTACGCTGAAAGCCTGAAATGACCTTTGTCACCACCCTCGAAAACGCCAAGCTGCACCTGCGTGTAGATGGCACCGATGAAGACGCCCTGATCGGCGTTTACATCGCCGCTGCAGAGCAATCGGCAGTTGCGCTGCTGGATCGTGGCGTGTACGCGGACGGCACAGCGCTGGGAGTGGCGAAAGCCGCCGCACCGGGTGAACTGACAGCAGCCACCGCCACCTATACCGCAGCCATCGCAGCCGCGCAAGCCATGGCAGACACCACAGAGCAGGCCGCAGCCATCCAGACGGCAGGCAATGACCTTTTGCGCGCCCAGGTGGCCTACCGGCAGGCCATGGACGGCATGGTAGTGAATGAGGCCATCAAGGCGGCAGTGCTGCTGATTGTTGGAAGTCTGTATGCCAACAGGGAAGATGTAGTTTCTGGCGTGTC